GCCGAAGTTCTTTGGTATTTAGAGAGTGCAAAACAAGGTTTAATGCAAAATGTATATTTAGAAGAGGGAGAGTTAGATGAAGAAGAATGAAGAAAAAAACATACACTCTGAAGATAGAAGTAACGTCATCAAGTTTCCCAAACCACCCACACCTAGCAGTGAAAGTAGCGAAGAGGATGTGGAAAGTGGGGAGGGACTCCGATTCTATTTCACACCAGATTGGGACACCGAAGGAGACGATTCAGAGGATAGCCAAGCTTGAGGGTTGGACAAAAAAAGAGAGGACTTCGTTTGATTCGTGGAACGGGTATTGGGGGCCGTATCTCACTGAGGAGGAATCCCAGGAGTTATCGGAAGGATCGTTTGAAGATGATCCAAGAGCAGTTGCGGAAAAAGAAACTACTTTTAAGGGGAAATATAAACAATCCATGTCCTCTCCTTCAACATTAGCTTGGGTAGACGACACATATAAATAATATTTTTTTCATTTGACTTATGGGAAAAAATGTGATTTAACTATAAAAAAAGGGAGAGTTATGAAATTTAATTACAAGACAAAGCCATACAAACATCAAGAAGAGGCATTAGAAAAAAGTTTTGATAAGCGAAACTTTGCTTACTTCATGGAGATGGGATGTGGCAAGTCAAAAGTCTTGATAGATAATATGGCATGGCTGTATGAAAATAGATATATTGACTCTGCAATTATTGTTGCACCAAAAGGTGTGTATTTAAACTGGCGAGATAATGAAATACCAATTCACATGCCAGATCATATAGATCATGAAGTTTATATTTGGAAAGCAAATTTAAATAAAAAAGAATTAGAAAAGCTTCGTGGTTCGGTGACTGAGAGACATCAGTTTAGAATCATTCTAATTAATGTCGAGGCATTTGCGACCAAGAAAGTATTACAATATTTAGAGAAGGTAACACATAGAAGTGAGTTTCTTTTAGCAATAGATGAGTCTACCACGATTAAAAATATTCAAGCAAAGAGGACAAAAGCTTTAATAAAATTTGGCGAGAGAGCGAAGTATAAAAGAATTTTGACAGGAGCACCAATAACAAAATCACCTCTTGATTTATATTCACAGTTTGGATTTTTGAGTAGAAAAATTCTTGGTTTTGAATCTTACTGGTCTTTTCAAGGACGATACGCTGTTATTATGAATAAAAGAATGGGTAATCATAGTTTCAACCAGGTTGTTGGTTTTAAAAATTTGGATGAGATGAAAAATAAAATTGCACCTTATTCATACCGAACAACAAAAGACGAGGCATTAGATTTACCAGACAAAATATATACAACCAGACAAGTTGATTTAACAATGGAGCAAGAAAGACATTATCATAGTTTAAAGAAAACTTCGGTGGCTTTTTTAGAAACTGGGGAGATGGTTAGTGCTCCAGAAGTCATGACACAATTACTTCGATTGCAACAATTATTATGTGGTTATCTGATGACAGATGATGGCGAATTAAAATTAATTGAGAACAATAGAATGAATGTATTGATGGAAGTCATTGAAGAAATGGAAGGCAAAATAATTATATGGTCTAGGTTTCGTCATGACATAGTATCAATAACAGAAAAGTTAGCAACAACTTATGGTTCAAACACTGTTGTTAATTATTATGGTGATACTTCGGTTGAGAAAAGACAAGAGGCGATAAAAAAATTTCAAGACAAAGAAAGTGATGTAAGGTTTTTTGTTAGCAATCCTCAAACTGGGGGTATGGGTATAACATTACATGCAGCGACAAATGTTATTTATTATTCAAACGATTTTAATTTAGAGTCAAGAAAACAATCTGAGGATAGAGCACATAGAGTAGGGCAACATCATCCAGTATTGTATGTTGATTTAATGTGTCCAAACACAGTTGATGTGCATATTGTAAAGTCGTTACTTTCAAAAAATAAATTGGCAAATATAACTTTAGGAGAGAGGGTTTTAGAATGGCTAAAGGTATGAGATTTGAAAAATTAATTGGTATGGCAGGAGAGTTTTATACTGCTTTTCAATTAACTATGTTGGGTATTGAATGTGGTTTGGTTAAACAAGATGGCACGGATATAGTGGCAGTTAAATGTGTAAATGGTTCGTTGATTACACCACAGAGAATAGAAGTTAAGACGGCAACGACATTTGATAAAAAAAGTTTATTTAACTTTCAAATATCAAAAGGTGGCGAAAAAAGACCATATACAAAAAAAGACTGTGATATTATTGCGTTGTGTTCCATAACACAAAAATCAGTTTTGTTTTTTAATGTAGAAAAGTTTCAACATAAGATAACCAAAAAGATTCATGTGAATGATTTTTTAAGAGATGAAGATGTAAAAAGGTCTTGGGAACAGTCTCTCTATGAGAGTCAAAAGCACATGAGAATTGCATTAAACAAAGAAAAAAACAAATGAGATTTTATTTGACAATATGGTTATTATTGTGATAGGGATTATAATGACACATCTTGGTTGTTTTGGTGTGTTGTTATGATGAGTGATTGAGGTAGTTGATCCTAGGTTTTATGGTTATTCCCCTAGGTTTCTCCCTTCTGCCTCAATCATCAAATTAACGAGAAAAGGAAATTAAATGGATCCGAATAAATGGAAATCAGTAGCAGTGCCAATTAATATTTGGTCAATGCTAAAAGAAATAGCCGACAGAAATGATAGGTCTGTTGGTGGCACAATTTCATATCTCACTAAAAGAGAGCATGAAAAAACCGTTGACAAGGAACAAGAGATTAGAGTAGTTTCTAGTTAACAAACTTTAACGCTGAAGAGCATAAACTTTAATGAAGAAGGAGAGAAAGATGAGTGATGTGTTTTCACTATTCGAGAAAGAGGCGGCTGACCCTCAAGCTTTTACTAAAGTCAGTGAAGAAAAGACGACAACTTTATCGTCATTAATAAGGCAATCTATTGATTTGGATAAACAAATCAAAGATGCCGAACAACATCTTAAAGACCTTCAACACAGAAAAAGAAATGTAGACGAAGAAGATATACCTTCTTTGATGCAGGAGCTTGGTGTTGAAAGTCTGCAAGTGGATGGTAACAAAGTTACCGTTGATAAGTATGTATCTGCTCGTATACCAGAGGCAAGAAAAGATGAGGCATTTGCTTATCTTCGTTCTTGTGGTGAGGGTGATATTATTAAAAATGAAGTCGTTGTTGGTTTTAATATGGGCCAAGACAATGTAGCGGGAGCCGTGGTAGATGATTTAACAAAGCAAGGATTAAATCCATCTAAGAAAACTCACATACATCCAATGACTTTAAAGACTTGGGTTAAAAGTAGAATAGACAATGGCAAAGAAGTTGACTTTGACCTATTCGGAGTTTACCAAGGAAACCGTGCAAAAATTAAGGGAGGTCAGTAATGAACCAAGTAGCACAAAAAAAGACCACAGAGGTTGTAGTATCAGAACTCGACAAAATACTGGAAGAGGACTCTGGTGCAGGTCTTGAAAATTTTACAACTGATGATATGCAAATACCTTTTATTAGGATTTTGCAGGCATTGTCACCACAATTAAATAAACAAGATAGTTTATATATTAAGGGTGCTGAACAAGGCGATATGTTTAATACTGTTAGTCAAGAGATTTATAAAGCAGACGAAGGAGTAACAATTGTTCCATGTTATTTTGAAAAGAAATTTTTGGAATTTGCTTTACGTTCTACTGGTGGTGGTTTTATAAAAGAATTAAAACCTACCGATAACGATATAAATTTGACTAATCGTGAGGGCACAATTGAAATGTTACCAAGTGGAAATGAGTTAGTAAGAACTCATCAACATTTAGTCATTGCAAAAGGTGCAAATGGAGAGTATGCTCCAGCAGTTCTTGATATGAAAAAAACACAATTAAAAGTATCAAGAAGATGGAATACTTTGAAGAATGGTATTCGTTTGCCGTCTGGTAAACCTATGCCTATTTACGGAACAGCTTGGAATTTATTTACAGTTTCTGAAAGTAATGACCAAGGGACTTGGTATAATTATAAGTTAGACCGAGTAACTGAAATCACTTCTGATGTAGAAGAAATGATGCTTGAAGCTCGTAATATGTATCAGAGTGTAAGGAAAGGGGAAGTTAAAATGGCTGCGGCTTCTGCTGATGAAATGGCAGAAAAAACGGATGATAATGTGCCGTTCTAACTTTTAGTGTTGAGTCGTGTAGGCATTTCCTCCAGTCTGCACGGCTCTTTTTTTTTGGGGTGAAGAGTGAATTTAGCAGAAGAGTTATTAAAAGCATTTGAAGGTTTTAGTTCTGCTCATGGGCAGACAGAAGTTTCTAACCAAAGAATGAACGGCAAACAAAAAGCCAAATCATTTATTGTTAGACAACCACTTACATTAGAATTAATCGAAGGTCATATAAATGGGAAAAGAGGGGTAGGTGCTATACCTATCAATGAGCAAAACAAGTGTAAATTTGGAGCACTTGACATTGACCAATATCCCTTAGACCATAATGGTCTTGTTGTTAAATTAAATGAACTCAAGATTCCATGTGTCGTGTGCCGTAGTAAAAGTGGCGGTGCTCACATATTTTTCTTTTTTAAGGAGTGGATGGATGCAGGTGATTTTAGAGACAAGGCTGCAGAAATTGCTGCGGGATTGGGTCATGGTCGTTGCGAGATATTCCCAAAACAAGAACAAGTTTTGGTGGAGAGGGGGGACATTGGTAATTTTATTAATCTTCCTTATTTTGATTATGCTCAAACCCTCAGATACGCGGTCATTCAAACAAAAAATGGATTCGTTGAAGCTACACTTGAACAATTCATTGAGGAAATAAAAAAACAAACATGCTCCCCAAATGATTTTATGCAAATACCTATTGGTGGACCTGTAAATTTATTTCCAGGGTATGTTCCTTGCCTTCGTGCTCTTTTAAGTATAGGAGTGCACGAGGGTCAAAGGAATAAAACGGCATTTCAGTTGGGTGTTTTTTTACAAAAATCTACACCTAATGATTGGAAGACAAAATTAGAAGAATTAAATGTAAAACATTTTAATCCTCCTTTACCAGCGTCAGAGATTGTAACAATACAATCTACGTTAGAGAAAAAAGAATATCAGTATTTATGTAAAGAAGAACCTATGCCTTCTCATTGTAATCAAGGTATATGTAGAGGATTAAAACATGGTATTGGCACAACATCTATGCCAACGATTAGTGGGTTGTCTGTTATATTGTCAGAACCTCGTCTTTGGTTTTTGGATATAGATGGTAGACGATTAGAGTTAACAACAGAAGAATTACAGACTCCAAGATTGTTTCAAAGGGCATGTATGGAGCAGTTAAATTTTATGCCACCTAAACTGAAAGATTCTTTGTGGGAAGAGCAAGTCAACACATTATTAGAAAATTGTAATGAGATAAATGTTCCAGAGGAGTTAACTTACAAAGGACAATTTATGTCTTTGTTAGAAATATATTGCACTGGTAGAGTTCAAGCACAAAGTTTTGAAGAGATTGTTTTAGGTAAACCATTTACAGATATTGAAGAAAGTAAAACTTATTTTCGTTTAGAGAGTTTAATAGATTTTTTAAGAAGTAGAAAGTTTGATAGTTATACAAGGGCACAAGTGCAAGAAAGAATAAAGGAGATAAACAATGGCGATAGTTCATTGGTTAAAAAATTTCAAAACTCTCAAGGCAAATGGAAGTCTGTGAGAGTTTGGTGGATACCAGAGTTTGGTTCAGAGATAGAGGTAAAACCAATTGATATAAAAGAAGAGGAGATACCCTTTTAATGAGTGAGACAACTATATTTGGGCCACCAGGAACAGGTAAAACAACTAAACTAATAGAGATAGTTAAAGATAGAATATCTAGTGGTGTAGATCCTAAGAGGATTGGATTCTTTTCTTTTAGTAAAAAGGCAGCGACTGAGGCAAGAGACCGTGCTTCTGTGGAGTTGGGTTTAGATACAAAAGACATGGTTTATTTTAGAACTTTACATTCACTTGCGTTTCAGTGGTTGGGTTTAACTACACAAAGTGTATTTAGAGGGTCTGACTACAATGAACTTGGTAGACTTGTTGGTTTAGATTTTAGAACTTCTCAAACATTAAATATAGAAGAGGGGCCTTTATTTAATATTGGTGCAGGTGGTGATAAATATATGGCAGTCATTCAAATGGCTAGAGTAAAACAGATAGAAGTTCAAATGCAGTATGTGAGTGGATGGGATTACGATATAAACTGGCAACAATTAAATGTTTTGGATAAAGCATATAAGGATTACAAAAGAGTTAAAGGTAAGTATGACTTTGTTGATATGATAGAAAAATTCATAGTAGAGGGCACAAGTCCAGAGTTTGATTTGTTAATTATAGATGAGGCACAAGATTTAGCACCTTTACAATGGAGTATGGTTAAGAAAGTTTTAGTTCCTAATTCTAAAGAAGTTTACTATGCAGGTGATGACGACCAAGCTATTTATTCTTGGATGGGTGTGGATGTAGACCAATTTTTATTAGCGAGTAGAGATAAAATGATTTTAAA